GCTGTGCAACGCCTTCGACCTGGTCCGGATCCATAAGTTCGGCGACCTGGACGAAGGCTCCGAGGGGAAGAGCGGGAAAGACCTGCCGAGCTATAAGGCGCTGACCGACTACATCACACAGGAGGACAAGGAGACCAAGCTGACCATCGCCAGAGAGCGCCTGGAATCTGCGCAGGAGTTCGCAGACGAGCCGATCGAAGAAGCGCCGAAGGACTGGGCAGCTCAGCTGGACATGAACGACAAAGGCGCCTACGTGGCCAACGCGAAGAACGCCCTGCTGATCCTCCAGAACGATCCGGCCCTGCAAGGGATCGCCTTCAACGAGTTATCCAGCGCCATCGAGGTGCAGGGCGAGCTGCCCTGGTCGCGGCCGAATCGCTTCTGGCGGGACGCGGACGACGCGCAGCTGTTCGTGTACGTGTCCATCACCTACCGGGTGAATTTCCCGGACAGGATATTCCAGAAAGCCTTCACCAAGGTGGTGAGCGACCGGAGATTCAACCCGCTCCGGGATTACATCAAGGGCCTGCCGGAGTGGGACGGCATACCAAGAGCCGACACCCTGCTGGTGGACTACCTGGGCGCGGAGGACACGCCCTACGTGCGAGCCGTCACCCGGAAGACGCTCATCGGCGCGATCAAGCGCGTTCTGGAGCCCGGGTGCAAGTTCGACACCGTCCTGGTCCTGGACGGCGCGCCCGGCATCGGCAAGTCCACCCTGCTCCGGAAGCTGGGCGGGGAGTGGTTCTCCGACAGTCTGAGCCTGGCGGACACCAGAGACAAGACAGCAGCCGAGAAGCTCCAGGGCGTCTGGATCATGGAGATCGGCGAGATGCAGGGCACCCGGAAGGCAGACATCGACGTCCTGAAGGGCTTCCTCTCCCGCCAGGTGGACGAGTACCGCGCAGCCTACGGCAGGGTGGTGGAGCGCCATCCCAGGACAGCCATCATCTGCGGCACCACCAACAGCACCACCGGCTTCCTGCGGGACACCACCGGCAACCGCCGCTTCTGGCCCGTGCCGGTCGCAGGCCAAGGAGCGCTCAGCGCCTGGGACATGACCGAGGACACCCGAGGCCAGATCTGGGCGGAGGCCCTGACCTATCTGTCCGAGGGCGAGGATCCCTATCTGGATGCGGAGCTGGAGAAGGAGGCTGCCAAGGCGCAGCAGGCCGCCCTGGAGTACGACGACCGCGAAGGCGAGCTCGTCGAGTATCTGGACACCCTGCTGCCGGAGGCGTGGTACACCTGGGACGCGGACGAGCGCATGGACTTCTTCCAGAACCGCGACGCACTGGATCCGCTTCAGGAGCCCGGCAGTATGCGCAGGGACCGGGTCTGCGCCCGGGAGATCTTCTGCGAGTGCTTCGGCCGGCCAAAGAACGCATGGAAGCGACAAGACGGCTACGAGATCGCAGCCATGATGGCGAGACTGTCAGACTGGGAGCGCGTGGGCCACGAGATGGTGATCCCCGGATATGGCCACCAGCGAGTATTCACCAGAAAAAAGGGCGCATCCACAAGTTGAACTTGTGGAGATCGCCATGGACTTGTGGATGCGGCGGAGCATCCACAACGGGAGTTGTGGATTCAGTTGTGGAGGGCCTTCACCCATTGAAACACAAGGCACTATCCACAATATCCACAACTTCCACAAGAAAAAAGAGAATCTTAAATCATGACATAAACATGCGCGCACGCGTAAGAAACCGCTCATATATGCGATACACGCATATACGCGTATATAAGATGCGCACGTTTTTGTGGAGTTGTGGAAATGGACAAACGAGAGCGAGACATAGAACAGCGGCTGCGGCTGCAGATCGGGAAGATGGGCGGACTGTTTTACAAGTTCACCAGCCCCGGCAACGACGGAGTGCCGGATCGGATCGCCGTCATGCCGGGAGGCCGGATCTGGTTCGTGGAGCTGAAGGCCAAGACCGGGAGGCTGAGCGCCGTCCAGGTGCTCCAGATCCGCCGGCTGCACGATCGGGGCGCCAACGTCTTCGTGGTGTGGGGCGAGGAGGACGCAGACGAGCTGATCCGGAGACTGGGAGGTGATGCGCTTTGAGGTTTACACCGCACGAGTACCAGCGGAGAGCGATCCGCCGGGTGCTGGACCAGACCCACGTGGGCCTGCTGCTGGACATGGGCCTCGGTTAGGAAAGACCGTAATCACCCTGACCGCCATCGAGGAGCTGATGTTCGACCGGTTCGAGATCTCCCGGGTGCTGGTCATCGCGCCGAAGAGAGTGGCAGAGGACACCTGGACACGGGAGCACGCCAAGTGGGACCACCTGCGCGACCTGAAGATCGCCAAGGTGATGGGCACAGCGGCACAGCGGCGGAAGGCGCTGGCCAGTGACGCGGACATCTACGTGGTGGGCCGTGACAACGTCGTCTGGCTCACCGAGGAGGTGAAGGGCTGGCCCTTCGACATGGTGGTGATCGACGAGCTCTCCAGCTTCAAGAACCCGCAGGCGAAACGTTTCAAGGCCCTGCGGAAGGCGATCCCCAGAGCGAAGCGGGTGGTGGGCCTGACCGGCACGCCGAGCCCCAACGGGCTGATGGACCTCTGGGCGGAGATCTACCTGCTGGACAGGGGCGAGCGCCTGGGCAAGACCCTGGGCGCCTACAGGGAGCGGTACTTCCGGCCAGGAGCCCGGAACGGCTTCGTGGTCTATAAGTGGATCCCCACCAAGACGGCGCAGAAGGAGATCCAGGAGAAGCTGGCGGACATCTGCGTGAGCATGAGCGCACGGGACTACCTCCGGCTGCCGGACCGTATCGACAATGTGATCCACGTGCAGCTGGCGCCCAGCGAGATGGCAGCCTACTGGACGATGGAGCGGGAGCAGCTCCTCCAGATCCACGACGCAGAGGTGGCCGCCCTGAGCGCGGCTGCAGTGATGACCAAGCTCCTGCAGATCGCCAACGGCAGCGTCTACGCAGAGGACGGCACGGTGGTGCCAATCCACAAGGCGAAGCTGGAGGCGCTGGGGGAGCTCCTGGAGGCGACAGACGAGCCGGTGCTGATCTTCTACAGCTTCCGGCACGACGCCGACACGATCCGGGCGCAGTACCCGGAGGCCAGGACGCTGGAGAGCGAGGAGGACATCGCCGAGTGGAACGCCGGGAAGATCCGGATCCTGCTGGCGCACCCCGCCTCCGTGGGCTACGGGCTCAACCTGCAGGACGGCGGCCACGTGATCGTGTGGTTTGGCCTGACCTGGAGCCTGGAGCTCTACCAGCAGGCCAACGCCAGGTTGCACAGGCAGGGCCAGAGCCGGCCGGTGATCATCCACCACCTGATCGCGGAACACACAGCGGACGAGCAGGTGCTTGACGCCCTGCAGAAGAAGGACACGAGCCAGGCGGCCCTGCTGGCCGCGCTGAGAGAAAGGAGACGACAATGCAACGAGTGATCGCCGGCATCATGCTGGCAGTTACCCTGCTGACAACGCCCGGAGGCCAGAAGCCAACGGGAGCGCAGCCGGGCACGATAGCGACGGCCCTGGAGAGCGCCTGGGAGCCATACGAAGAGCCGGAGACCGTGGACACGTGGGCGGCCGAGGAGGCCACGTACAGCGGCGGAAGCAGCGAGGGGCAGTACCTTGGCCTCTGCTGTGTGACAGCGTACTGCGCCTGCGAGGCATGCTGCGGGAAGTCTGACGGGATCACGGCGACCGGCACACACGCGACACAGGGCCGGACCGTGGCGGTGGATCCGTCGGTGATCCCCTACGGCTCCACGGTGTACATCGACGGCGTGCCCTACATCGCGGAGGACTGCGGCGGGGCTATCGGCGGGACGCGGATTGACCTGTTCTTTGAAAATCACAGCGACGCTCTGAACTGGGGCGTGCGGTATTGCGAGGTGTGGATAGGATGAAAAGACGTAACTACGCGGTGGAGGACGCCATGAACGAGCTGAACAAGTACAAGCCCGCGAGGCTGACCCCGGAGAAGCTGGTGGAGGCGCTGAGGACCTGCGGGACGATCGGCGCCTGCCCGCAGGGCGAGTGCCCGTTCTATGGCCGGGACTGCGGAAGCCGGATGAAGTTGGAGGCCGCGGACCTGATCGAGGAGCTGATGAAAGAATGACCATGACGTTGATCGTATTCGCGTTGCTGGTGGCGGCGCTGATGATCGAGAGGAGGCTCAAATGACTATCGGGATGCGGATCCGCTACCTGCGGCGGAAAAGGTTTTTGAAGCAGGAGAAGCTGGCGGAAAAGCTGGGCTGCGGCGTCGCGTCCATCCGCCGGTGGGAGAACGACGACGGAGGGCCGAACTGGGCGTGGCTGCTCAAGCTGGCCGCCTTCTTCGGGATGACATTATCAGAATTTTTGGAAGGAGTAACGAGATGAAAAACTTCACAGAAGACCAGATCGCCGAGATCGTGAGAGACTACAAAGAGGCGAAGGATCCCTTCAAGCAGGTGGGGATCCTGGCCGACCTGAACCAGGTCAGCAAGAAGAAAATGGCCCAGCTCCTGGCGGCGCAGGGGTGCGAGGTGGACGGGCGGTACCTGGCGATCAATAACGCGAAGCGGAAGAAGCCGGAGGCACCGAAGAAGCCGGACCAGAAGGCAAAGGCCGACGCGGGAAAGCCGCGGCTCAGCCTGGTGCCGCCGGAGATCATCTTCGACATCGCGCGAATCCGCGAGTACGGGAACGCGAAATACGGCGCAGCGGACAACTGGAAGACGGTGGAGATCGAGCGGTACCGGGATGCTGCCTTTCGGCACCTGCTGGCATACATCAGCGACCCGCAGGGCAAGGACGAGGAGAGCGGTCTGCCGCACCTGTGGCATCTGGCCTGCAACGTGGCCTTCCTGTGTGCCATGGAGGACGGGCATGACAAACGCTGAGACCTACGACTGGCTCTACCAGGTGCGGAACCTGGACCGGCAGATCAAGCGGAAGCGCGCCAAGCTGGACGCGCTTCGCGGCTGCCTGACGCCAGGCGCCACGCGGTACGACACGCCCCGGGTGCAGAGCACACCGGAGGACAAGCTGGAGGCGGTGATGATCCAGGTGGACGAGCTGGAGCGGCAGGTGGAGGGCCTGCAGATCCGGAAGGCCGAGACGATCAACAGCATCGCCGACGCCATCGACCGGCTGGAGGACGAGAACGAAGCCACCGTGCTGACCTGCTTCTACATCGGCCGGCAGTCCATGATCAGAGTGGCAGACCAGATCTACGTCAGCGAGCGGACCGCATACTACATCCGGAAGCGCGCGGTCCGGCACCTGACCGAAATCCTGGAAACTTTGCAGGCGTTGCAGGGTGAAAAGTGATAAGCTATAAGCTGGACAAGATCAAGAGCGGACGGGAGACCGGGCCGCTCTTGCTTTTTCCTGGAGAGCCGCCGGGCCTTACCCTACCCAGGCGGAGGGTGTACGCTGCGATTAGAGCGGAGGGAGCAGCAGCGAGAGAGATAAAAGGACGGCCTTCGTCAGGCTCATGCGTTTTCGCCTCCGGTGGTTTGCGAGTTTTCCACCCGTGGCCTCCTTCCGCATGGCGCCGTCCTGTCTCTCACAAATCACACAAGAAGGAGCGAAAAGCATGCAGATCATCGAGAAGAAGATCGGGGAGCTGATCCCCTACGCCAAGAACCCACGCCGGAACGATCCGGCAGTCGGTCCGGTGGCAGAAAGCATCAAGCAGTTCGGCTTCAAGGTGCCTATTATCATTGACACGGACAACGTAATCGTGGCAGGGCATACCCGGCTCAAGGCCGCCAAGCGGCTGGGCTTAAAGAAGGTCCCCTGCGTCGTTGCAGACGATCTGACGCCGGAGCAGGTGAAAGCCTTCCGGCTGGCTGACAACCGGGTGGGCGAGTTCGCCGCCTGGGATCAGGAGCTCCTCAGCGAGGAGCTGGCGGGGCTGTTCGACTATGACCTCAGCGCTCTGGGCTTCGACCTGGAGAAGGCTGGCGACTGGTTCCTGACCCGTGAGCGGTTCGACACGTCAAGGCAGGATGGCAACGAGGAGTACAATGCCTTCCTGGACAAGTTCGAGGATCCGAAGACCACCGACGACTGCTACACGCCCGATCTGATCTACGACGCCGTGGCGGACTACGTGGCGGAGCACTACCACCTGGAGCGCTCCAGCTTCGTCCGGCCCTTCTATCCGGGCGGAGACTACGAGGCGTACAAGTACCCGGCGGGGTGCTGCGTGGTGGACAACCCGCCCTTTTCCATCCTGTCAAAGATCGTCCGTTTCTATCAGGACTGCGGCGTGCACTTCTTCCTGTTCGCGCCTGCGGTGTCTCTGCTGACGGCAGCGTCCAGCGGCGACTGCTGTGCGGTGTGTGCTGGCGTCGCCATTACCTACGAGAACGGGGCCAACGTGAACACATCGTTCCTGACCAATCTGGACGAAGGCCTCCGGCTCCGGACAGATCCGGAGCTGTTCAAGCGCGTGCAGGAAGCAGACAAAGAGGTGCAAGCGCAGAACAAGAAGACGCTGCCGAAGTATGAATACCCGGACGAGGTGCTCACCGCGGCGCGGGCCGCGTACCTCAGCAAATACGGCCAGGAGTTCCGGCTGCGGTCGTCTGACTGCGTGAAGATCTCCGAGCTGGACGCGATGAAGGAGAGCGGCAAGGGCATCTTCGGCTCTGGGCTACTGCTCTCCGAGAAAGCAGCGGCCGAGAAAGCAGCGGCCGAGAAAGCAGCGGCCGAGAAAGCAGCGGCCGAGAAAGCAGCGGCCGAGAAAGCAGCGGCCGAGAAGTGGAAGCTCAGCTCCAGAGAGCGCAAGATCGTGCAGAGCCTGGGCAGAGGATAAGCGAGAGAAAGAGAGGGAGGATCCGTGGGCGAGCAGAAGAAGAGCCCCATCAACGGAGTGCCGACGCCCCGCGGCAGACCCTTCACGTCTGAGACGGGGCGGGAAGCGCGGCGAAAGCGGACGGAGAAAGAGAAGAACGCCAAGACCATCAGCGCGGCGCTGATCAAGCGGCTGCAGGACACCTTCGAGGACCCGCGCACCGGCAAGCAGATGACCGGCGCGGACATCCTGGCGGAGGCGATTATCAAGGGCGCCATCAACGGCAACGCCAAGATGATCGAGATAGCGCTGGAGATCAACGGCGAGAAGGCGCGGATCGGGATCAACGCGGACGTGGAGGATCTCAGCCCGCTGGCGGAGATGCTGAGACGATGACGCGGCAGACGATCCCCTGGGCGCCGTTCTCCGACAAGCACAAGGACTACATCCACAACGCCATGCGCTGCCGCATGAACGTGGCCGAGGGCGCGATCCGATCCGGCAAGACCATCGACCATTGCATCATCGCCGCGGCGTACCTGGAGACCTGCCGGGACAGGATCCACCTGGCCAGCGGCAGCACCATCGGCAACGCCAAGCTGAACATCGGCGTGTGCAACGGTTTCGGTCTGGAGAACCTGTTCCGGGGTCGGTGCAAGTGGGGGAAGTTCCGGGACAACGAGGCGCTGTTCCTCCAGACGCAGACCGGGGAGAAGATCGTGATCTTCGTCGGCGGCGGAAAGGCGGACAGCTACAAGAGGATCCTGGGCAACTCCTACGGCATGTGGATCGCGACGGAGATCAACGAGCACTACGACAGCGATGACAGCCGGACCAGCTTCATCAAGGTGGCCTTCGGCCGCCAGGCTGCCGCGCTGGATCCGCTGGTGCTGTGGGACCTGAACCCCTGCAACCCGCGGCACCCGATCTACGCCAACTATATCGACAAATATGCAGACGGCTTCCTGGGCGGGTACAACTACGCGCACTTCACCCTGGAGGACAATCTCAGCATAACACCGGCAAGGCGCGAGGAGATCCGCAGCCAGTATGACCCGAATACCGTCTGGTATCGGCGGGACATCCTGGGCGAGCGGTGCGCGGCTGAGGGGCTGATCTACCAGACCTTCGCCGACGACCCCGGCGCCTTCCTGATCCGAGGCGACCCGCGTGTCTGGCTGAAGGAGAACGGCAAGCAGGTGACCACCCGGACCATCGGCGTGGACTTCGGCGGCACAGGCTCTGCCACCACGTCCGTGCTGACCGGGATCTGCTCCGACGGCACGGCGGTCGTGCTGGCGGAGGACTATATCGACCACAACCGGCAGAGCATCGACCCGGAGCGCCTGAACGCGCGCTGGGCGACTTTCGTCCGGTCGGTGACCCAGGACTACGGCTACGCCATAACACGCGCAGACAGCGCCGAGCAGATCCTGATCAACGGCCTTAAGAGCACGAGCCAGAAGGCCAAGCTGCTGACGGAGGTGCACAACGCGCAGAAGCAGAGCATCATGGGCGTGCGCGTGCCGCTGGTGCTCCTGCTGATCGCCCAGCGCCGGCTGTGGATCAGCGAGCGCTGCCCGCACCTGATCGAAGCGCTGAGCCAGGCGGTATATGATCCGCGCAAGGTGGAGGACGAGCGGCTGGACGACGGCACGACGAACATCGACAGCCTGGACGCTTTCGAGTACAGCATCGAACCATACGCGAAACAACTGGAGAGGATGGGGCATAGATGAACATTTTCGAGGCGCTGCGCAAGCGTGGCTTTCCGTCGGTGGACGCGGAGCCCTACGGTCTGATCGACGTCTGGCGCAGCTGGTACAAGGGCGACGTGGAGGACTTCCACCGCTACACGATCTTCAACGGGCAGCAGCGGATCCAGACGAGGCGCTACACAGTGGGCATGGCCAAGAAGGTCTGCGAGGACTGGGCGAGCCTGCTGCTCAACGAGAAGGTCAGCATCACCCTGGAGGGCGAGCAGGAGCAGGCGTTCGTGGACGAGATCCTGGAGGGGAACAACTTCCGGGTGAAAGCCAACGAGCTGGAGGAGCTGGTGGCCGCGCTGGGCACCGGCGCCATCGTGCCCCGGATCGTAGACGCGGAGCTGACAGCCGGCGACACTGTACAGGGTGGCCGGATCAAGCTGGACTATTGCACCGCGGACAAGATCATCCCGCTGAGCTGGGAGAACGGCCGGGTGCTGGAGTGCGCGTTCTGCTCAGACCGGTCGGTGGACAAGAAGAAATACACCTACGTCCAGATCCACCACCTGGCAGAGGATGGCACCTATAACATCGACAACGTGCTCTACCTCAACCGCGCCGGAGCGCTGCGGGAGGTGGAGCTGACAACGGTGGCAGGCTTTGAGACGATCCCGCCCACGATCCGGACAGGGGACAGCCGTCCGCAGTTCGTGATCAACCGGCTGAACATCGCAAACAACGCAGAGATCGGCAGTCCGATGGGCGTGAGCGTGTACGCCAACGCCATCGACCAGCTCAAGGGCGTGGACATCGCGTACGACAGCTACGTCAACGAGTTCATCCTGGGCAAGAAGCGGATCTTCCTGTACCCGGAGTTCCTGACCACGATGGACGGCCAGAGCGTCTTCGACCCCGCGGAGACGGCGTACTACATCATGCAGGGAGAGGACCTAAAAGGCATCAAAGAGGTGGACATGAGCCTGCGGACCGACGAGCACAACGCCGGCATGCAGGACATGCTGAACATGCTCAGCGCCAAGTGCGGCTTCGGGGAGAACCATTACCGCTTCGACCGGGGCAGCGTCCAGACGGCCACGCAGATCATCAGCGAGAACAGCACACTTTTCCGCACGATCCAGAAGCACGAGATCCTGCTGGAGGGCATGCTGATCGAGCTTTGCCGGATCCTGCTCCGCCTGGGCAACGCCTACCAGGGCCGCGGCCTGGACGAGGACGTGGAGATCTCCGTTGACTTCGATGACAGCATCATCGAAGACCAGGCGACGGACCGGGCACAGGATCGCCTGGACGTGGCCATGGGTGTGATGCGTTTGGCCGAGTACCGGGCGAAGTGGTACAACGAGGCACCGGAGACGGCAGCCGCCGCGCTTCCGACAGCTGTGGAGCTGGTGAGCGCTGAATGATCTACCCAATCACACCGGCCTACCTGGAAGGACAGCCGGAGAAGGTTGCGGCACTGTTCCGCGGCCTGGAGGAGTTCGTCCTCCGCGACATCTGCGAGCGCTTCCGGCTCTCCGGCACAGCCACCAACACCGCCATCGAGCAGATCCGGCTTCTGCAGCGGCAGGGCTACAGCCTGGAGCGGATCGAGACGTACATCCGGGAGATGCTGGGCATCAGCCGGACGGAGTACGAGGAGCTGTACGACGACGCCATCGAGCGGAACCAAGCCTACTACGAGGGCGTGCTGACCCGCGACCGGCTCCTGGCAGCTGAGTTCGACGAGGGCGCCCTGCTGGAGCAGCTGGGGCAGATTCGGGAGCGCACCCAGAGCGAGCTGGAGACGCTGACCCGGTCCATGGGCTTCATGTACCGCGGCCCGGACGGCTCCCTTGCCTGGACACCCCTTGCGCAGACGTATAACAAGATCCTGGACGACGCCACCGTGAAGGTGCTCAGCGGCGCCCAGAGCTACGAGCAGGCCATCCGGGACGCAGGGAACAAGCTGGCGGCCTCCGGCCTGCAGGTGATAGACTACGAGACCGGCTGGCACAACCGCGCAGACGTGGCCGCCAGGCGCGCCGTGATGACGTCCATCACCCAGATCTCCGGACAGTACGGCGAGGCCATCGCCGAGGCGGTGCCGACGAAGTGCTGGGAGATCACCGCCCACGCCGGAGCGCGTGACACGCCGGGGCCGAACCCGTGGAGCAGCCACAAGGACTGGCAGGGGAAGGTATACAGCGAGGGCGGCGTGGACGGTTTCCCGGATCTCTACGAGGCCACCGGCTACGGCGAAGTGGACGGCCTGATGGGGATCAACTGCCGCCACATGCGCGAGCCCTTCTGGCCGGGCATCAGCGAGAGAGCCTACACCGACGAGGAGCTGGCGAACATCGACCCACCGCCCTGCGAGTTCGAGGGCAAGACCTACACGGCGTACCAGGCGACCCAGAAGCAGCGGGAGATCGAGTACGCCATGCGCACCGTCCGGCGGCGGCTGGTGGCAGACAGGGCCGCGGGAGACGACGAGAAGTTCACCGTGGACGTGGCCAAGTACCGGCGACTGGACGAAGAATACGCGAATTTTTCCCGTGCTGCCGGACTGCCGGAACAGCGGGACCGGATGTACGTGCGGGAGTTCAACAGAGAGACATACGAGGAAACCATGAGGGCAGAAAGAGAGGAGTAAAAACATGGCAACACATAACGGACCCGAGAGCAGACTGGCGCAGTACCTGGCAAAAATCGCAGGCGAAGACGTACCCACGCCAAAGCCGTCCACAGAGGCGGAGATCTACCTGAACAAGATCGCCGAGAGCGGCGGCTCCGGTGGTGGCGTGTTCGTGGTGAATGTGACAAGCGAGAACCTTGCAGATGTGTCAACTTACATCTTTGATAAGACATTTGCGGAAATGAAAGAAGCCGCTGTTGCCGGAAAGACGATTATCGCGTCATTTGAACACGAAAATAGTCTGGTGACCTATGATCCCGGAGGCCCTGACGAAGAAGGAGAAGAGTTTCCGGAAGCTATATATATGCTGGTCTCACAGTCATCCGTCAAACTACCGGAAATAAACTGCTTGTCGGTTCCTTTACGATCACACTGTTGTCAGACGAAACCTACGACAATTTCGGAGCCATGAAAGAGTATCAGAT